CGTAGCCGAGGATCAGGAAGCGGTCAGCCTCCTCCTCGGGCAGGTCCACGTCCGTCCCAGCCTCGTACTCGCCGACCGAGTTGACCATCCGCACCTTGCTCATCGGCTCCTCTCCTTGAGCAACTCGTGCAGTTTGGCCTCCCCATCGGCTAGCTCGTCCGCCGTCAGCGTGGTGCGCAGCACCCGCGAGCCGGTGTACTGGCGCTCGTAGTACTCGCGCTGGATCGAGAGGTCGAAGCCGCACAGGCGACAGTGAGCGGGCCAGGCGGAGACGAACACCTCCTGGCAGCGCCCGCACTGGTAGCCGAGCCGGATCCGCTTGTGCGCGTCCTCGTCGAGCAGAAGCTCGCCGTCGTCGAACTCGCGTCCGTCCGCGAGCGTCTCGGTGCGGCCGGTCGTCACGAAGCCGATGATCCCGCTCAAGCCTGCACCGTCTCCACGCCGAGCGCCTCCTCGATTGCCGCGATCACGTCGGGGCGGCGCTTGCCGAACAGCCGCTCGTAGTCGAGCGCCTCCTGCAGGTCGTAGCCGAGCGCGTCGAGCGCCACGACCATGTCCTCGCCGCTCCCCTCGAACTCGTCGAAGGCGGGCCAGGGCTTGGGAATCGGAGTCGTCTCGACGACGAAGAAGGAGGGGTCGTCCTGACGCAGGAGCCACTCCTCGATCTCCTCGCGAAGCTCGTCCGGCCAGTCCTGCTGGTTCGTGTCGAAGGTGGAGAGCCGGTACTTCGGGTCGACCAAGTCGCCCTCGCCCTCGTGCTGGAACTGCCCCCGAAAACGGAAGCGCTCAAGCGCAGCCGCAAGCTCGTTCTCGAACAGGTCGCCCTGGACGAACTGCAGGTAGATCCCCTCCACCTTGACGTGCTCGACGCCGTTCGCATCGGTGTCTGCCCGGCGCTGCCGGTACTGGACCCCGTACTTGCCGTACTGGCTGACGAACCTCACTACGATCTCCTTTCGGCCTCTTCGCCAGGGCGGGGAACCGAGGCCGAGATGGCCCCCCGCCCTGACCTGTTGCTCCTACGCGATGCCGTACAGCAGGCCGTGCGTCTTCTCCTGGGCGAACGTGTAGGTCGCCTCGGTGAAGTACTCGCCGCCCTCGGCGTCGCGACCGTTGCCGAGCGACTTGATGTCGTACGTGATCCGGCGCGTGTCACGTCCGACCAGCGGGCGCCGCTCGATGTTCGACATGTCGAGCACGAACAGATTCCCGTTGTAGCCGTTGGCGCCGGAGGGGAAGTCGGCCCACTCCTTCTTGACGATGACCGGGACCTGCGTCCCGAACACGCCGGAGATGAAGCCGTCGACCTTGACGCCGTGCACCCGCTCGTTGCCCGGCCGCCAGAAGGCGCCCTGGCCGGAGCGGTTGAAGCGCGAGATGTAGTACGCACCGATCGTGCCGGTGAAGATCACCTTCTGATCCGACCCCTTCGCCAGCACGGTGGCCAGGAAGGAGTCGAGGAAGTCGGCCGTGAGTTCCCCGTTGACGTTCTGTCGGTTCGTCTGGATGAACTCGATCGCCCCTCCCGCCGAGCCGACGACCACGTCGCCAGCCGAGGAGAAGTCGCGGGCACCGAAGAAGCCGATCGCCTCCCAGGTCCGCTTGTGCATGACCGCCGCGCGAGCCGACTCCTTCGCGTCCTCGCCACCCCCGTACAGGGTGATCGCGGCCGCCGTGCCGGTGAACAGCCACGGCGTGCGCTCGATCTGCGTGTAGTTGAAGCCCAGCACCCGCTGCTGGTAGCGCGGGTTCGGCAGGGTCGATCCCTGCTGCATCGCCGGGCCGACCACGAGCAGCTTGTCGCCCGCGTTCCCGGCTGCGTTCGCCGCGCCGCCCCAGGAGGTGACGACGGTGAGCGCGTCGGCCGCGACCGAGGAGACGCGGAAGCCCTCGCCCGTGCGCATGTTGCGAAGGACGTCGCCCGCGCGCACGAGGCCACCCTCGCCCGCGCCGACGTTGATCGTGGCCGCGCCGGAGGTGTAGGCCGCCGCCGTCAGTACCCGGCCGACGTACTCCTCCTCCAGCCAGTTCACCTTCTCCCGCGTCGCGGTCCGTGAGGAGAGACGCCGGGTATAGGTGTCGAACTGCGTGCTGTCGGGATCGAGCAGCCGCATCTTCGGGTCCATGTCGACGACCTTCTCGTCGGCGACGATCTCCTCTGTGGAGACGTCGGACCCAGCCGCAAGGGTGGGCATGTTCCCTCCTACGAGTTGACGGTTCTGCGTCCCGCGAGCGCGGTGCTCTGTTCCCGGGTGGCGTAGGAGGGCTGCGTGCGCGTGGCCCGAGCCGTGCCCGTTCGGCAAAGAGGTTACTCGACTGGGAGGACGCCCATGCGCCTCCACTCTTCTTCTTCCGCCGCGAACGGGTTCTTCGGTGGCGGGGTGCGGCTCGGCGCCGAGCCTTGTCCGGCGACCCTGGCGGCAGCCTGACGGCTCTCGTCCACCGGGCTGCCATCGAGGCGCACCGTGCGCGTCGTGACGGTGCGCATCTGCGCCATCCGCACGAGCGCGTGCGCGGCGTTCGCATCCCCGCGCGCGAGCGACTCGATCAACGGGTCCTGCCCGCCAAGCTCGTCGGCGATCTGCATCAGCATCGGGCGCAGCGGGTCGTTGTCGAGGTCGATGATCCCGACCTGCTGGAAGGCGGCGCGCACGTTCGCGCCCTGCTCGGCCTCGGGCGCCGGTTGCGCCTGCTGCTCCTGGATCGCGGTCACGATCTGGTTGTGCACGGCCATCGTGACGGCCGGTCCCGCGATCGACTCCCAGGCCTGCATCATCTCGCTGTAGGCCGTCCAGTTGTCGTTCGCCGCAAGCTCGTAGGCGAAGCGCCCCGGGTCGGGTGAGCCGATCGCCTGCGCGATCCACTCGGGTGTGATCTGCTCCGGCTGCTGCTGCTCGTAGGCGGCCAGCTGCTCCTGAAGCTCCTGGATCTCACTGGCGCGACGGCCAAGGAACTTCTCCTGCTCCCAGGCGAGCTTGGCAGCTGCCTCGAAGTCGACCAGGTTGCGCCGCTCCGCCCAGGCGAGGTGCTCGGCGAGCGCCTCTTCGACCCCGTCGGGGATCGGCTCCTCGCCGGGAAGCTCCCCCGGCTCTAGCCCTGGCTGCTCTTCCGGCTCGGGTTCGCCGACAGGCGGCTCGGGTTCGATCGCTGGCTCGTCTTCCGGTCCCCCTGGTTCCGATTCCGGCTCAGGAGCTTCTTCTGTCGCCGTAGCCTGCGCATCTTCCTCCGCGAACATCCGAGCAAGGTCCTCTTCGGTGATCGGCTGGTCTTCATCCTCAGACATGCTCTTCGGCCTCCATCTCCTCGATCCAGCGATCGTGCTTGTGGCCCGCTGCCTCCGGCATCTTGTAGCTCCAGCGCACGGCCGCGATATAGCCGCGAAGATAGTCCAGCTTGCGCTGGTCCGCGCCTTCAGGTGAGAGCGCCAGGGTCGCGGCCTGCTTCTTGAGCCGCTCGATCTCGCGCTTGCCCTCCTCGACCCACTCCTCCCAGACCGGAGCCGCCAGCCCGGCCGAGATGCGCTCTGCGCGCTGGCGGAGAACCTCCTGTGTGCTCACCCGCCGACGCCCGCCGCTGCGCGGGTCGCCATCCCGGCCAACATCTCAGGCGACTGCGAGAGGCCGTGCGCCCCCGCGAGCACCGAGTTGGTCTGGCCGGTCTGTGGCCCCTGCGGCGTCATGTTCTCCTGCGCGGTCGCGGCTGTCGGCGGCTCCGGGCCGATCCCTCCGGCGCCGTTCTGCGAGGGCTGCCCGCCCCCGTCCTTGGCGAAGTACTTCTCCGGGTCGTCGACCCCGAACGACTCCAGCACGCGGGTCATGAACGCTTCCATGTTGAGCGGCACCGCCTGCGCCAGCTGCCCCGCCATCTGCATCAGCGCCTGCGCCTCGGAGCGACGCTCCTGGCGCATCATCGACTCCTCCATCACGTCGACCTTGACCGTCCAGTCGCCCTGGAAGTCGCTCGGCGAGACGAGCATCGTCTGCGGCGCGCCGCCGCGCCCCTCGATCAGGTAGGCGCGCTCCTGGCGGACGAACTGCGACATCATCGAGAGGAACATCTCGCCGATCTGTGCGTAGGCCCAGGCGAAGTTGGCGGTGCGCGCCTTGATCATCCGCTCGGCGATCGAGGTGACGATCGACATCCCCGTCGCCGTGGTCTGGTTCAACTCGTTGACCGAGCCTGCGTAGGGGATGCCGCCCATCACGTTCTGCAGGTCGCCCTTGATCATCGACTCGGCCTCAAGCGTCACCTGCCCCAGGTTCGGGTCGACCGGCAGCGTCGTCACCTGGCCGGGGTCCTCCACGAACCACTGCGCGCCCGGGTAGAACTCGAACGAGTCGGGGTCGTCGACGTCCGAGCGGATCAGCGTGATCAGGTTGTTCTGCAGGCGGATCGAGTCGAGCCGGTTGTTCTGCAACGACCAGAGGTACTCCTGCATCTGCGCGAGTGACTCGACCACCGAGATCCCCGGGATCTGGAAGGCGTCCGGCATCGAGGAGCAGACGACGAACGGCTTCAGCCCGTGCCAGAACGGGTTCGGCTGATCGGAGAGCACGGCCTTGCGCGCGCCGATCGTGATCACCCGCTCGTTCGTCCAGTACTCCAGCACCTCGATCAGTCCGTCGGAGCGCTCGGCGCTTCTGAGCATCTGCTCGCGATCCGAGTGCGCCTTGTCCTGCTGCTGGTCCTCGTCGCCCTTCAGGTCGTCGACGTTCGAGTAGAGGCCCATCTCCTGCTTCTGCTTGAGGCAGTCGAAGGTCTCCCAGGAGCGGTCGATGATCCAGGCCGCGTCCTGCACGTTCTTCGCCGACTCCGGCCACATCCAGTCGCGCACGTCGCGGACGATGAAGGTCGGCCCATCGTGGAGGAGAAGCTCGCGCTCGGCCTCCTCCAGCCCCGGCTTCGAGTCGAGCACGTTCCCGTTCGCGTCCTGCACCAGCGTCACCGTCGGCTCCAGGAACTTGCGGTAGCCGCGCTCCGAGCGCCACATCAACTTGGCGACGGTGAAGCCGACGATCATGTCCTGCTGCATGAAGGGGCGCTGCTTGAGCGCGAACTGGTCGTGGTCCATCTCGCGATCGAGCGCGATCTCCACATGACGGCCGGTCTGCTGGCGGGCGACCGCCATCTCGATCGGCTGCTCGGGGAGCACGGTCGGCGTCACCTGCCAGTTCGGCTTCGGGATCAGCATCGTCGCGATCATCGCCTCGACCGTCTGCAGCAGGTACGGCGTAGTCAGCTTCGAACGCCAGTCCTCGGTCTGCTTGTTCTTCTGCTCGGGGATCCCCCGGTAGGCGCGGTAGCGCTTCTCGACCTTCTCGCAGAACGAGTCGTGGTGGCGCTCCGCCTGGCTGCACGCGTCGAGCACAAGCTCCAGCGCCCCCGGGAACTCGTGCGTGGGCGAGTAGGGGTCACGCTCCGGCACCGCCACCGCCTCCCGGCTGCGAGGCCGCCGCCATCTGCTGCGACTTCTGACGGTCACCCAGCATCTTCGTGAGCGGGCTGATCATCCCGTTCAGGTCCTGCATCTTCATGTGGTCGGTCTCGGAGACCTGAAGCTCCTGCAGCATCTGCAGCCCCATCTGGATGTGCTCCATCGCCGCCTCGATCGAGGCAGGCTCCATCGCTGGCTCACCCTGCTCCTCGGAGGGGGCCTGTCCGCCGGAGAGCGCGGCCATCAACTCGGGCGGCAGCTGCGCCGTGTCGGCGCCACCCGGCCCCGCGCCGAGCGCGGCCGTGAGCGGGTTTCCTGCACCCGCGTCCGGGGGCGGCCCTGGCGGCGGGCCTTGAGGGGCGAACAACTCGCTCATGAGGTTCCTCCTACATCCACGATGCCTCCGGCACGTACGGGCGCCCGCTGCGGCGCGCGCGGCGGGTGTCATGCGGATGATGACCCCGCTGACGATAGAGGTCGAGTCCGATGGCAAGGTCCATCACGCGATCGTCGTTCGTCCCCTCGGCCGCTCTCGGCGAGGGCAGCGTGTCGCGCCGGATGAAGGTCTTGCACTCCAGGATCACCTCCAGCGGCATGTGCGGCAGCGAGCGCTCGCGGATCCACTGCTCCAGCTGGTTGATCACCTGCGGGCGGGTCTTGTTCGTGATCGGGTAGCCGTAGGTGATGTGCTTCTTGTAGTCCGGGCGGTCCTCGATCCGGTGCATGTACAGCTTCCGGTAGGGGGGCCGCCCCTTGCGTCCGTCACGCAGTGAGAGCACCACCGGCTCTCCGTAGCCGCCGCCCATCTCGGGCGCGAGCCAGGCGTCGTTGAACCACTTGCCGAGGAAGTGCAGCTGCTCGGCGAACAGATCGGGATCGATCTTCCCGTGGAATTGCGCGCAGATATTCGCGTTCGTCAGGTCGAGCACCGTCGCTGAGGAGTAGTCGGTCCCGCGCCCGGTGGCGATGTCGGCCGAAAGGCAATATTGCTTGTCCTTTTCCGGTTTGTCGTAGAGGCGAATCTGGCCTGCCTTCGACTTGATGATCTGGGCGCGCCCCCCGTTCTCGTCGGCCTTGAAGTCGAAGCGGTACTTCGGCTTGCGAACGCGCTCGGAATACCACTGCAGCGCCTCGGTATCGAACCAGCAGCCCGCCGTCCCCAGGAACGCATCGGCCGGGTTGAGCGGGTACTGCTCGGCGCGGTCGTGCTCGGGCAGCGCCCGCGCGATCCGCTCGTACCAGCCCTCGTCGCGCTCGGGGTGCAGGTTCCAGGGCAGGAAGATCGTGTGCACGCCGCGATCGTCGGCGTTCATCCAGAGGTCGTAGAAGAGGCCGCCGATCCCGTTCGCGGTCGAGATGATGATGATCTGGCCGCCATCGGCGATCACGGGGATGAACGCCTTCCAGCCCTCCTCGGCGTACTGGTGGCGCGCATGCTCGTCGAGCAGCACCAAGGTGGCGACCTGGCCGTGGCCCGCCTTCGGTGTCGCGGGCATCGCGACCAGCGAGGAGATGCGCCCGTCCTCGTGCTCGAACTCAAGCCGCGTCGAGGGGCGCGACTTGTACGGCTTGATCATCTTCACGCCCGACTTGACGTGCTCGGGCAGCGACTCCCACAGGTCGAAGGCGCGGTTGATCAGCACGCCCGCCTCGGTCTCGTTGATCGAGACGGCGAGCGCCTTGGTGCCCGGCGTGGAGACGACCTTCCACAGCGCGTAGCCGATCGCGATCCAGGAGACGCCCAGCTGGCGGGCCTTCAGCGCCAGCGTGATCTGGTGCGTGCGGAAGTCATCCAGCACGCCGCCCTGCCAGCCCCAGCCGGAGTTCTCGCCGAACTCGAAGGTGAACTCGTCGCCGGAGCGCGAGTCGACCGCCCTGGTCAGCGTCAAGAAGGCCTTCGGGTCGGCGAGCGCGGCGTTGCGCTCGGTCTCCAGCTGGAGAAACCGCTCGCGGAGCAGCGTCTGGGTCCGGGCGTCGGCCTCAACGACGATGCTCACAGTCGATTAGGCTAGCCCCTTACATCCCATAACGAAGCGACGGGGCAGCCTTGCGCTCCCGCACGCACGTCGAGATGCCCGGTACCGCCCCGCCGCCTCACCCCGCACAGGAGGTGCAGTCCTATGCGTGTTGCGATTCTACTCGCGGTCTCGTTGCTGATCATGGTGGTTGTCACATCGGCACACGCCGGGTCCGCCGACCGGATGAGCTACGCCCAGCTTGAGCGGGCGGCCAACAAGGCGATCGCCTCGGGGCACGTCTACTCGCACCGCTGGGGGGATGTCTCGCCCTGGCTGAAGACGCTCTGTTACGAGATGGTCGACCGCGCCTTCCGCCCCTACGGCACGCAGGCCTGGGCGCACTACGTCGTCAACCGCGAGTCAGGCTGCAACCCGGCGGCGATCAACACGACCTACTCCGACCCGATGCAGCAGGCGACGGGCCTCTCGCAGATGATCCCGGCGATCCACCGCTGGGTCGACTACGGGCGCGTGCAGCGCGACATGGGCTACGCCGTCGCCGTGTTCGTGAAGCTGTCCGACGGTGGCCGCTCGACCGGCCCCTGGCGGTAGCGGTCCATACAGGAATGCGCCGGGTAGCTCTCCTCGGGAAGCTGCTCACATTCGAGCAGCGTCGCGACGGGGAAGCCGAGCAGCGCCATCATCCGCGCCTGCGAGCAGTACGCGTAATGCAGCGTGATCGTGCCGGAGACCTCAGTTAGCGCGATGTCGTAGGGCATCGAGTTCGGGGGAGGGCGCCCCACTGCACCCTCCCCCCTCCTCAGACCGTAACGTCGTACTTGCCGATTGCAAGCGTCGTCGCGTTGTTGAGCACGACCGTGTACGTGCCCGTGCCCGCGTAGGTGTGCGAGACATCGCCGTCGGCGGCGGTGGCGGGCGTCGTACCGGTGTCGCCCCAGTCGACATCGGTCCCCTTCGGCACGAAGAAGGTGATGGTCAGGCCGCTCTTCTTCGCAGCGGCGACGAGCACGCCCGGTGAGTTCGCGACGCCCTTGATCGCGACATCGTGCGGCGCGAGCCGGGGCGAGGCGAGCCTGCTCAGGAGCTTCATCCCCTTATCGCGGCGTGAAACCGGCAACTGGAGGATGTCCGACTGGTACGGCCCGATCGGCGCGACCTGGCTCCATGAGTTGACGGGCATCAGCTTCCTCCTACGAGGTCGAGATCACGACCGGGCCGTTGATCGCCGCCCAGCCCAGCTTCATCACCAGGTGCGGGTAGCAGAGCGCGTGCGAGGAGACGTCGACCGCGTTGACGGTCGCGACCGTGTACTCGCCGCACGGGTTCGCGTCGGTGACGTCGTCGAACGGCACCGATGGTGTTGCCGGGACCGCGAACGGCGGCACGACGGCCGGGTTCGCGATCCCGCGCGCCACCTTGGTGCAGGTCGGCACTACTTCGACTCCTCCGGGAACGGTGCCGCTGCGTTCTGCGTGCCCGGGGCGACCTCGACCACGATCCCCTCCGGGATCACCGGCTCGCCCTCCTTGGGCACGTTGTCGACCGTGATCGACAACTCGGTGGGGGCGGGTGCGGGCTGCGGGGCCTGCATGACCGGGTTCCCCTCCTCGTCGGTGACGGGATTCCCTTCCTCGTCGACCTCCGGCTCGGGGTCGGTGATCTCGTCGCCCGCTACGACCGAGAGCGTGCCGTCGGCCTTGAGCGCGTCCATGATCCGCTTGTGGTCCTCCTGCGAGCGGCGGATGTACGCGGTGTCGAACTCTTCCTGCGTGACGGTTGCCATTGCTCCTCCTATGCCTCGACTGTCTCTTCCGTCTCGGTCTTCTTGCGTCTCCGCCTCTTCGGTGCAGGCGGCTTCATCTCGGCGGGTGGCTCGTAGCCGTTGATCTTGACAAGCCTCTCGTCATGCCCGAAGCGCTGGATGAAGTGCATCGAGCAGTATGTCTTTCCGTCAGGTCCGACCCAGCGAGCGTGGGACGGTTGCCCCAGGTCCAAGACCCGAGCCTCGCATACCCAGCAGTATTGGGTGGCCATACCTGGTCCTCCTGTTCGTCTCGGCCTCGCGACAAGTGTGGGCAACCGATCGGACGGACGGCAGTTACCCGTCGCCGAGGCCGTTCAGACGTTTCTCCTGCAAGCGCGCCCACTCCTCCAGCTTGGTGACCTTCTCGCGCGTGCGGATCAGCGAGACGAGGATCGCGGAAGTCAGGCCGACGTGAACCCCGAGGAGGGCGGTGAGCACATCCACCGAGACCGAGGCGACGACCACCGCCCCATGATCACGGCTCCTTCGGAGGGTTCACTGCCGTCGGCCGCTCGCTCGACGGCTGATAGGTCGTCGATGGGCGCGACTCCTTCTCAGGCTTGCGCTCGACGTAGATCCCGATCCGGTACTCGACCCAGTCGGGCGGCCCCTTGCGCAAGAGCAGGCGCAGGAAGACGAGCAGCGAGAGCAGCGCGAAGAAGCCGATGCAGGCGGCGGTGATCCACTCGGCTGTGCTCACCGGTCGGTGGGCGGGTCGCCGCGCCGCTTGCCGTTTCGCCAGAACAGCACGATCCGCTGCAGCTTCCAGATCCGCAGGCTGCGCGTCAGCCGCTCGAAGGTCGTCTCGTACGTGTCCGGCGAGGGCGAGCGCGGCGGGCGCACGACGAACTTGAAGTCGGAGCGGTAGTAGAGCTTGCGCTTCGAGGGCGGCTCCGAGCCGAACGAGAACCAGTCGGCCGTGTCGGAGTTGCCGGGGTGGTAGCAGAGGCAGACGTGCCCGTCGTAGTGGGCGAGGTCACCGACCTTGTACTGACCGTTCGTCACCTTCGGATGGCCGTCCTCGTCGTCCCAGGTGTTGCCCCAGCCGCCGTAGCCGTACTTGGCGGGGTCGGGCACCTTCTGCCCCGACTTGCGGTTCGCGTAGCTGTAGGCCTGGATCACCGAGCCTGAGCAGTCCGAGTCGACGTTGTCGGCGTTCGGGTCGACGGTCACGTCGATCGCGCGGTTCTGCGAGTAGTTCCACGGCTCGTTGATCGCCTGCTCGCAGAACTCGGTCAGGTACTTGTCGAACGACCCGGCGGGCGGCGGCTTCGGCTTGTGCGCCTCGTCGAAGGCGCGCTTCTCCTGCTTGAGCAGCTGCTGCGACTCGCCGTCGAAGGCGGGCTTCTTGTCGGAGCCGAACCAGGTGCCGCGCATCTCGGTGTGCGCCTTCTCCCCCCAGGAGCCGTCGCCCGAGCCTGCGGGGACCAGTCCGCGCTTCGCCTTCCACTCGGCGACGGCGTCGTTGAGCGTGGCGTTCCACTGCTTGTCCCAGTTCTGCGGCTCCCACTTCAGGTAGCCGAGGTGGGCCATCGCCCGCTTGACCGCGAGGGCGGTGTTCCCCTTGCTCTTGAAGCCATTCGGGTTCCCCGCCTTCGCGTACGGCTCGACGAAGGGCGCCTCTGACGCAGGGACGGTCACTTCTTCGAGCGCCGCCCCTGCGCCGTCTTCTTCGCCGTCGTCTTCTTCTTCGCCGCCTGCGCGTTGGTGATCCGCGCAGCCGACTCCTTCGAGTGGCCAGCGCGGCGAAGGGCCTCGTACTTCTTCCAGTCTTTGACTTGGCGACCGGGCATCAGGCTACTTCACAGTGATGGTTCCCGAGTCGACCAGCGAGCCGTCGAGCGCGCGCACCTCGACGTAGCTCTCGCCCTTGAAGTCCTTCGGGTAGGTCAGCACCGCGAGGCCGTCGTTCGGCATCACGGCGGTGTTCGACCAGTCGCCCTCCTGGCCCTGCGCGAACACCTGCACGGCCTCCACGTCGTCGCCGTGTGGCTCGACGTGCTCCGGGAGGTTGCCGGTCAGGAACTCCTTGAGCTTCTGCGCGACCTCGCCCGGCAGCGTGTTGTCGACATACGGGGGCAGGTAGATCGGGTGCTCGACCTCCGGCTGCTCGCCCGGGAGGCCCTGGTCCGGCCGAGGCTGGTCGCCCGGAAGCTCGTGATCGGGCCTTGGCTGCTCACCGGGGAGTCCCTGGTCGGGGTGCGGCTGGTCGGTCGGGGGTGCGTTGTCGACGTACGGCGGCAGGTAGATCGGGTGCTCCGGGTACGCGTCCGGCGGCTCCGGCTCGGTCTCCCCTCCCGAAACGTCCCAGGCGATCTCGACCGCCTTGCGCTCGTTGCTGACGGTGACTGCCATTCGTGCCTCCTCTACTTTCCGCGCTCTCGCTTGGAGCGCTCTAGGTCCGGGTCGGCGCTCAACTGGTCGCCACCCATGATCATCACGGTGATCTGCTCCGGCTCCCCCATCTCTTCCCATTCTTCGCGCGAGAGCACCACGATCCCGTAGACGCCATCCTCCAACGACTCGAAGGTCACGTCAAGCTCGGTCTCCGAGGTCTTCTCCAGCAGCTTGCACTGGCGAAGGAGCACGGCCTCCTTCACGACGTGATGTTGATGCCGAACAGGAAGATCAGCACCAGGGCGAGCGCGATGATCGCCACCATGATGTCCCTGAAGGTAAGCGTCACGAGGGTCTCCTTTCCCTAGATCGCCCAGCTACCGGAGTTGAGCTTCGGGTCGCCTGTCATCGGCAGCGAGCAGTACGGCCGCCCGTCGATCTGCAGCGCGCCCGTCACGGCGGGGCCGTCCGAGCGCTTGCCGTTACGACAGAGGCCGTTCGTGTCGTAGGTCGCCCCCGACTCGTCGCGCCAGCCGTCGCCGTCGCGGACGACACCCGGCTGGTTCTCGCAGCAGAAGCGCGCATCGGAGCCGCCCTCCTTGTAGGCGACGCGCGGCGCCACCTTGACGTAGTTCTGCACGGGCGGCGGCGTCGAGGCCGGGTAGGTGCCCGCGTCCTTCGGGCCGAAGACGACCGCCTCGACCATGTACGGCTCCTGGCCCTTGGAGAACTTGACCTCGTTGCGCTTCGGGTCACAGGTGCGAGAGCGGAGCACCCCCGCCGACCAGAAGCGGTAGCCGTCGACGCCCGGCACGGGGTCCCAGCCGAGCCAGATCGAGTGCGCGTCCTCTTTGACCTTGCGGATCTCCATCGGCCTCACCTCCGGCTCTGGATCCTACGCTTGCCGTCGGATCGCCGCGCTAGCGTCGGAAAGTGCCCCCCGACCGCCGCAAGGTCGAGGCGGTGGTGACACTGATCCGTCTCGGCTGGTCCCCCCCGCCGCCGAATCGAGAGCAGACGCTGCGCATGCTCGACGACATGGCGCGCACGGGCGCGACGATCGAGCTATCGCCCGGTGAGCGCCGCCTGCTGCAGTGCCTCGCCAACGGGGAGACGGTCACGGGGGTGGCGCGGCGCAGGCGTGTCTCGCCGGAGACGACGAGGGACCAGGCGAAGAAGATCCGCCGCAAGCTCGGCGTCCCCACGCTCACCCGCGCCGTTGCCCTGGCGGTAGACGAGGGGCTGATCGAGGTGAAGCGCTAGACCTCGTTCAGGTGCACCGTGACGCCCGGGTTCTGCCCGTAGATCTTCGTCACCGAGATGTCGACCAGCTGCGCGTCGTCGCGGATCACGACCCCACTGAGCGCGTCACCGAGCGCCCGCACCAGCTTGTCCAGGTCAGGGGCGGAGATCTTCCAGCCCGGGGCGGAGTCCTTCACCTTCCCGGCGTTCCGGCCGGAGCCGTAGTGCGAGCGGGGCCGGGGGAAGACGAACACGGCCCGCAGCGCCACCGGCCCCACCCACGGGGGGTAGCCGGACATCTGGTCGAAGGCGGCGACGGAGATGTCGTTGCGCCACGGCCGCAGTGCCTTCGCGTTCGACTCACCGCCGAACTGGTTCTTCGACCCCTGCGCGATCGGGAGGCCGTGCACATGGAACTCCACCCGCCTCACAACGCCCGGCCGCAGCCGATGCAGAAGCGCTCGCCCTCGGGTTGCAGCACGTACTCGTGCTCGCACTCCGTCTCGGCCGCGACGCGCCCGAGGATGCTGCGGATCTCACGGATCCGCTCAAGCTCCTCGCGTGCGCGCGCGACCGCCTCCCCAAGCGCGTCAGTCGGCTCGCTCATCGAGCAGCAGGCGAATCCTGGCGAGCAGGCCGGGGTTGACGCGCAGCGGCACATGGTCGAGCGCGAGCGGCAACTCATGGCGGCGACGAGGTGGTGAGTCGACGGGG